CGCAGCAACGCACTCAACAACGGCCCTACTACCAATGAGCCTTGTCCCCTACAACGGCCCCCGCCGCACGACGCCCCGCCGGTCGAGCGCGACCCAGAACCATCAGGCGTTCCCTTTCGGTGCGCCGTTGAAGGGGATCGATGTCACCCAGCCGCTGCCTGGGGGCGATCCGCAGACCGCCATCCGGCTGGAGAATCTCATCCCCCGCGTCCTGGGGTGCCAGATGCGCAGGGGCTTCCTGCGCTGGGTCAGCAACCTCTCGGGCGAGGTCCGCACGCTGCTGAAGTACCAGTCGCCGCTGGGGGTCAACAAGCTCTTCGCCGCCACCGCTGCCGGCGACCTCTACGACGTGACCACCTCGCACCCGTCGAGCTTCGTCCCGACTCCGGTGCTGAACGTGCCGACCGGCACGCCCGTGGGCGACTGGGTGTCGCTCAACTTCGCTACCAATGCCGGCGTCCACGTCATGCTGATGGTGAGCCCTGGGGCGGGCTACTGGATTTACGACGGCACGACGTTCACCCACATCACGCTCGGGGCCGGAGCCAACCAGATCGCCGGCATCGACCCTGCGCTCTTCAGCTTCGTCACGGTCTTTAAAGATCGGGTCTGGTTCATCGAGAAGGACACCACCAGGGCGTGGTACTTGCCGTTCGGGCAGTACGCTGGTGCGGCCACGCCCTTCGACTTCGGCTCGATGCTGCCCAATGGCGGCAGCCTGCAGGCACTGATCAACTGGACCTACGACGGGTCGAGCGGCGTAGGCGTCAACAACCAGTTGATCATCATCGCCAACCAGGGCGACGTCCTGGTCTACGGTGGCGACGATCCCGACGTGGCCGGGCAGTTCCAGGTGATCGGTCGCTGGTTCATCGGCCGCATCCCGACCGGCAACCGTTTCTTCTCCAACTACCAGCAGGACGTATCGATCCTGTCCGAGCGCGGCATGTGCTTCATGTCCGAGCTTATGCGCGGCGACGGCCTGTGGCAGAACCCGCAGATCGCGTCGAACATCAACTCTGCCCTGGCGGTCGAGATCGCCGGCTCGCTCGACGTGCGCTGGTGGGAGATCTGCTTCCTGCCGCACGAGCAGTTGCTGATGATCAACCGTGCCGAGATCAACATCGAGAACCTGCAGTGGGTCTACGAGGTCAACAACAAGGCGTTCGCCATCCTGCGTGGCTACCCGATGCTGACCGTCATCAGCTTCAACGGCAAGACGTTCTCGGGCGATCTTGCCGGCAACATCTGGCTGTGCTTCGAGGGCGGCACCGACGGGCAGGTCGATGCCGTTCCTGGTGCCGACCTCCAGGGCGTGGTCGTCACCGCCTTCCAGCCGCTGGGCGAGGCGATCCGGGTCAAGCGGTTCCTGATGGTGCGGCCGAGCTTCATCTCCGACTCGGCCCCAGGCGTCCAGGCCGGGATCAACAGCGAGTGGAACCTGGAGATCGGCGGACCCGTGCCGGCTTACCTGGGCGCGGGCTCGGGTGCCTGGGACGTCGGCTTGTGGGACTACGCCGTCTGGTCCGGCTCGGGGCAGAACTTCGAGGCGTGGACGGGGGCGGCCGGCACAGGCCGCTACGGTGCCCTGGCGATGAAGGTGCGCGCCTCGGCAGACACCCTCTTCGTCGGCTGGCAGGCTCTCGTGGAACCTGGAGGTGTACTGTGATCGCCACCAAGCCCCAGACGCCGCTTGCCATCTGGCTGTGCGAGCGCATCGGCTACACGCCGACGCCGCACTTCTTCTGCATCGGCTCGGTGTCCGACCTCGACCCCAACATCCTGCGCGGCGTGGTCGGCTACGACAACTTCAACGGCGCAAGCTGCATCATGCACATGGCCGGCGAGCCCGGCTGGATCGACAAGCGGATGCTGCACGCCTGCTTCGACTACCCGTTCAACGTGATGGGCTGCGATCAGGTCCTGGCACTCGTGCCGAGTGACAATGCCGTGGCCCTGGACATCGACAAACGCCTGGGCTTCTCCGTCGTTGTCGAGCTTGAAGGTGCGCACCCGGATGGCTCCCTTGTCCTGATGCGGATGCGCCGCAACGAATGCAAGTGGCTCTCGCCACGGAGGACCCACTGATGGGCAAGAAATCGCAGCCGCCGCCGCCCGACTACACCGCAGCAGCCGAGAAGACTGCGGCGTCGAACCAGCAGGCGCAGACCGCCGCCGACTGGGCGAACCGTCCGACCCAGGTCACGCCCTGGGGGACGCAGTCCTGGTCGTCGCAGCAGCAGGTAGACCCTGCGACCGGGCAGAAGGTGACGGCCTGGACGCAGAACACGTCGCTGGACCCGAAGCTCCAGGCCGCGCTGGACGCGCAGCAGAACGTGGACATGAGCAAGAGCCAGTTGGCTCAGGCTCAGATCGGCCGGGCTGGCGAGGCGATGGCGCAGCCGTTCGACTGGCAGAACCTCGCCGCCAAGGGTGGCTCGGTCCAGGCCGGCAACCTCGACCCGAATGCCTTCCAGACCCAGGGCGCGGGCCAGGGGATCATGTCGGGCTTCAACAACGCCGGCCCGGTGCCGGATGCTGGCGGCGACATGGGGCGGCAGCGCACCGAGCAGGCGTTGATGGCGCGCATGGCCCCGCAGAACGCGCAGCAGCAGTCGCAACTGGAGGGCAAGCTGCAGAACATGGGACTGACCCGTGGCAGCGAGGCGTGGAACCGCGAGATGCAGCGCATGGGCGACACCCAGTCGCGGCAGGCATTCGACGCCATGCAGACCGCCGGCCAGGAGCAGCAGCGCAACTTCGAGATGGGGATGCAGGGCCAGGGGCAGCAGTTCAACCAGAACCTGCAAGGGGCGCAGTTCGCCAACCAAGCGCAAGCCCAGGGCTTCGGGCAGAACCTCGCCGCCAACCAACAGAACTTCGGGATGATGGCCGGCGCGGGGCAGCAGAACTTCAACCAAGCACTGCAGTCCAGCCAGTACCAGAACCAGTTGCGCCAGCAGGACATCGCCGAGCAGACCCAGAAGCGGCAGATGCCGCTCAACGAGATGAACGCCCTGCTCACCGGAGCCCAGGTCAACATGCCCACCATGCCCGGCTTCACGCCCTCGCAGTCCGCTGGCGGCGTGAACTACTCCGGCGCGGCCGGGCAGCAGTACAACGCCCAGATGGACGCGAGCAATGCTGCAGCGCAGAGCCAGCAGGGGATGATGTCGGGCATTGCCGGCATTGCCGGCGCAGCGGCGATGGCATTCTGATGAACGTCCTGCAATTCTCCGGGGGCATCGACTCGCTCGCCTGCCTGCTGCTGCTGGCAAACGAGCCTGGGCTCGTGGTGGTCACGGTGCAAACCGACGGAAGCTACGAGGGCACCACCACCTACCTGGACTTCCTGGAGCAGCGGTTCAGCCATCTGCGCTTCGCCCGCGTCCTCTCGCATCGGCACATTGCCGACTTCGGCCGTCCGGTGGACGTGGTGCCCCTGCGCTACACCGCCTACGGGCAACTGTCCACGGGCGGCGACGACGTCCGCTACCAGGACTACTTCTCGTGCTGCAACCGGGCCATCTGGGGGCCGCTGGACAAGATCAGCCGCGAGCTTCACCCCGAGACGATCTACCGGGGGCAGCGCGACACCGACCGCCAGCGCGCACCCATCAGGGATGGCTTTAAAGACGGCTCCGGGGTGACAATCCGTTTTCCCATCGCCTCGTGGACCCGGGACGACGTGGTCAGCTACGTCATGCAGCAGGCACCCGACCTGATGCCCCCGGGCTACGAGCGGGGCGAGAGGACGTCCAGGGACTGCTGGGACTGCACGGCGTACCTGGAAGACAACCGGCAGCGGATCGCCAACCTGCCCGAGCAGAAGCACCAGTTCGTGATGAAGCTACTGAACCGCTGGCGCGACGACGTCGCCGAAGGCATGGGAGATTGAAATGGACATGACCAACCAAGCGAACAACGACGCCCTGATGCAGTACCTGACGGCGCAGGGTGCCAACGAAGGCCAGCAGCAGAACATCATGCGCCAGCAGGCACTGGTCAACCAGTTGCGGCAGAACGCCGCGACGCCGCAGATGCGCGGCGGCGGCGGCCGCGTCCAGACGGCGGCGCACCCGCTGGAGTTCCTGTCCAGCGTGCTGGGCCAGGGGATGGCGGCCAAGGGTCAGGCCGACGTCAACACCCAGGCCGACAACCTGCAGGGCCAGCAGCGCAGCGACCTCGCCAACATGATCGAGCAGCAGCGGCAGGCCAAGGCGTACGCCGCCCTGGGCAAGGACCCGCAAGGCAACCCGATGGGCGGCGGCGGCTCCGGCTTCCAGATGCCCCCGAGCGACCCGATGGCGTATGCCGGCGGGATGTAGGAGCCTTCCATGTCCGCCTACGACGACGCTATCGAGGCGATCCTGGGCGGCCTGCCTGCCCCGGACTACTCGGCCCAGGCCAGGACGGCTGCCTTGCGGCAGCAGCCTATGGCCCCGCCGGGCGGCGCGCTGCCGCCAGGAGGGGGCGCAGGGGCTCCCCAGATGTCCCCGCCCAGGGTCGGCGGTGCCTCGGACTCCTGGGGCGATCCGGTCAAGACCGGCGTCACGGGCTCCTGGGGAGATCCCATTCCTACCCCGCCGGCTGCCGCAATGGCACCGCCAAGCCCTCAAACGCCGCCGCCTGGGGGTCTACCCCCAGGATGGTCGCAAGGCTCTCCTGGAGGCTCTGCTGGCTCCGGCGGCCTGCCCATGTCGGTGCGTGCGTCGGCCACGACCCGGCCGCCGGGCATGCCGCCCTTCCAGGCCGGGCCGGGCTCGATCCCGACCCAGCCGGGGCCGGCAGCCTCGCCCGTGTACGACTCCCTGGAATCCGACCGCACCCGGCTGATGGCCGAGCGCGAGCGGGCTTTAAAGATGCAGGAGGAAGCTCTCAAGCCGGCGGACATGAGCAAGATGGAGAAGTTTGCCCAGCAGCGTGGCGAGGCCGGCAACCAGGGACTGGTGATGGCACTGCTGGCGCGGCAGGCCGGGAAGAACTTCGACCCGCTGCAGCAGCACTTCATGCAGCAGTCGGCGGCCGCGCACGAGCCCATGAAGATGACCGGGGGCACGCTCACCGACCAGGGTTTCGTGGAGGACCCGGCCTACGCCCAGAACCTCGCCTACCAGCGCGCCGACGCCCGGCTCAAGGCTCTGGACACCGCGCTACAGGGCAACCTGACCCTGCAGTCGCGGGCCGACCTGGAGCGGCAGCGCGAGATCGCGGCGAAGGAGCGCACCGACGCCCAGATCGAGGGCCGCTACGAGACCCGGCAACTGGCGGCGGCCATTGCCGGCGGCGGTGCCAATGCCGGCGTCAACACGCTGGTCGGCACCGACCCCGACACCGGAGCCCAGGTCTTCCACAACAACCGGACGAACGCCAGGACGACCTACGACCAGCGCGGCAACCTCGTGCCCTACCAGAAGCCCGAGGTGGTCGCCACTGGGCAGAAGAGCGGCAAGGGCACGACGGACCCGCAGGTCACGCTGGATCTCCTCGGCGACATCGCCAAGGTGCTGCCCAAGGCCACCCACAGCGGGTTCGGGGAACACCTGGACAAGGCTCTGCAGTACGTCGGCCGCGACACCGAGGGCGCGAACGCTGCCCAGGCACTGGAGCCTATGGTCGGGCGGCTCATCTCCGCGATGCCGCGCATGGAGGGTCCGCAGTCCGACAAGGACGTCGAGCTTTACAAGCGGATGGCCGGCGATCTCGCCAACCGTGGGCTGCCCATCCCGACACGGCAGGCTGCGCTCAAGTCGCTTCAGGACCTCACCCTCAAGTACAGGTCGGGCCAGTTCATGAAGCCCAACGCCACCCAGGGCACGGTGCCGGTCGAGCATTCGGCGAGCCAGGGCGGCGGCGGCGGCCTTCCTGCCGGGTGGTCCGTCCAGACGAGGTGAGCCATGCCTACCTTCACCTTCACCGACCCCCAGGGCAAGACCCACGATGTGACCGGGCCGCCGGGCTCGACGCCGCAGCAGGCGTTCGCCATCCTGCAGCAGCAGCTTGGCGGGACCACGCCCCAGGCTCCCAGGCCGCCCGCCCCTGCGCCGGACCCGAGCCAGTACGACCCGACCGAGGGCATGTCCTGGGGCCACAAGGCACTGGTGAACCTGGGTGCCGGCATCGACACGACGTGGCAGGGTGCCAAGCAACTGGTCGGCCAGGGCATGACCGACGAGCAGTTGCAGGAAAAGCGGCGGATGGACCAGCACCTCGCCGACCAGACGGCGGGCGGCGGGTTGATCCAGCTTGCCGGCGAGATCGCGCCGACCATCCCGCTGGGGATGGGTGCCGGAGCGGCCGCCACCAGGATCGGCGGGCTCGCCAGGGCAGCGGCGGCCAGCCCGTCCCTGTCGGCCGCAGGCGGCGGCGCGCTGCAGGGTGCGCTGCAGCCGGTGACGTCGGACGAGTCACGGCTGCAGAACACCGGGCTCGGGGCGGCGGGGGGCATGGTCGCGCCTACGGCTTTAAAGCTCGCCCTCAAGGGTGGCGGGGCGGTCGGCCGGGGCGTGGGCGGCGTGGCCCAGCGGTTCGCCGCCGCGATCCCCGAGGACGCTGCGCTCATCGGCGGCATCGGTGCCAGGGCGGCTGAAGCCCAGGGCGGCAAGCGGGCCGCCACCGTCATCAAGGACGCCACCGGCAACATCATCCCGGCCGACCAGTACGTGCCGCATGCTGCGGTGTCGGCCCAGGGCGGCCGCCCGAGCGCGGCCGTGGCGACCCAGGACTCTGCCCTGGCGAGCCTGGAGCAGGGCAGCCGCACGGGCGGCGGGCAGCACTGGCTACCCTTCGACACCGCCAACAAGGAAGCCCGCTGGAACGCTCTGGACAAGGGGCTGCAGGATCAGCCCGACCTGGACAAGGCTCTCGCCAACGCCAACCAGATCGGGGCGGGCGTCAAGCAGATCTACCACGGCATCCCGGAGACGCCGTTCTTCACCGCAATGGACGACTTCTACCAGAAGCTCCAGGTTGCGAAGGCCAGCCCGCAGTACCTGGGCAACCCGGCGGTGAAGAGCGCAGTGGACTACGTCGAGAAGGCGATGCACGAGGCGGGCACCGTCACGCCCGAGCTTCTGCACAACCTGCGCCGCACGGTGGCCCAGGGGCTGACCGGCGTGCCTGGGATGGGCGACGCGGGCGTGCGCGCCGCGAGCAACGAGCCCTTCGTCATCAGCCTCGCGCATGCGATGGATCAGGTCCTGGACGCATCCAGCACGGGTGGCTTCGGTGCCTGGAAGTCCGACTACGCCAAGGCTATGGGCAAGGCCGAGGCAGCCAAGGCGGACATGCGGGTGCGGGGCAAGTTCTTCGATGAGGCGACCGGCACGCCGCTGAAACCCGTGACCGGGCTGACCGACATTCCCGACGTGACCCCGGCCGCCCTCAAGCAGGCGATCAAGGTGGCCGGCAACGCCACCAGGGGGCCGCAGCGGGGGCAGAACCTGCTGTCCAACCAGTCCACCGACCTCCTGCAGGGCGTGCGCAAGGACCTCGATGCCCAGGCACTGCTGCAGCGTGCGAAGGCCGCCAAGACCGGCGGCAGCGGATCTGACACGGCGTCCAACATCTCCGACCTCGCCCGCATGGTGGCGATGGAGCATCTGGTCCCGGGCTCCACGCTCGCCAAGGTCGGCTGGAAGATGGGCGGGCAGAACACCGAGCAGGCGATGCAGCGGCAGCTTGCCGAGCTTCTCCAGGACCCGGCCAAGCTACGGGCGTTCGTCGCGGCCCAGGAGCGGCAGCGGCTGCTGCGGGCGGCCGGGCCAAACATCCCGCAACCCGGCATGATCGGCATGTCGATGGCCGGTGTACCAGCGATGGCCGGCGCGGGCCAGCAGAACCA